CTAATTCATATTTAATAGATAAAAGTAATTTTTCAGTATTATGTAATATATACACTGTATGATTTGGCATCCCTGCTAAGAAAATTAAATTATCCGATAAATCTTTACTACATATACATAAAACTAAATCTGATAAACCATTATTAATGAACACGTCGGACAAATCATAATTTTGTTCGTTATTTGAAAAATCGTATGTAAATAATTTCGAATTCGATAAAAGACCATAATAAAAGTTCCCCAAAACAGTTGGTATGTACTTAAAATACAAACCAGATATAAGGTTTATTTTGTTATATGTTGAATCAGAATAATTATATTGATAATGTATAAATACCGTTTCCTCTATAAAAAATATATTGTTACCACTGTAATCTATTGACGCAAACAGATTTACATTATTGCTACAATCATGTATTTCTATTTTATTTGTATCGTCATAGTAGTATCCAATATCAAGGTCACCTTCTAAATCATACAAATAAACTCTGATACTATTACTTTCTTTAATACCAATTAAAATTTTTTCACCATTTTCACTTATAACATGTTTTGAAACCAACATTTTCTTATCATTTACCGCTGGAAAAAGATTAAGATCATATATATTTTCTACTTCAAATTCTAATTTGGTATAAAAATTTGATTTTATATATGAAGTATATGTTGTCATTGTATGATATTAGTATACAAAATAGTTTATACACTCAAGAAAAATAGAATATGATTATAAATTAATATGAAACTAGAAAACAATAATACATTGATTTGTGCTGAATATATATTCAAAGGACAATTTTTTCAAGCTTATAATAAGAATCATATAACATTTAACACCGAACAAAAAACTATAAGTTTTCTTGAACATATAAAATTACACAAAAACATAAGTGAAACATTTATAGATATACCACAAGGTTGGAATGTAGTAGGTAATAAATATACAATAAATCTTTCGAATACTTATAATTGTAATGGGTTGTTTAAAATAAACAATAAACAAAATCAATCATACTTTTCTAAAATTGACAGTGTTGGTATATTTGGAACACAGACCAAACTCAATAAACGACGAAGTTACTTTTGTAGACCGTGTCCACACAATGTCGTTCTATCTAATTGCTACAACCAATGCGAAATAAATAATGTACATTGTAGCGCTTTTCTTCCACTTGGTTGTGAATCGTGTACCATATTGTATAGTTTCAATACCGGTCATATAACTTCAAGCTTTTGTGGTGGATTTATCACAACAGGAAAAAATATAACGATCAAGAATTCTTTTAATATAGGAAATGTGCACGGAATAGAATCTTCTGGTTTCATTCAATACGTGGACTGGTGTTGTACAATTTTAAATTGTTACTATTCTGGAAGCATTGAACGTGAAAATTATGTATATTTCAAAACATACATTCCCAGATACCGGAAAAATCCGATTGTAATAAAAAATTGTTATGATACAACAAACAATTTATGGACAAATGTAAGCTTATACACTATAGATATATCAAATTGTTATAGTCCAATTGTTCAACATGAAAATTTTCATGATATGCAAATATTTCAAGAACTTTCGTCTGATTTTGTAAGTCCACCGAATTCAAAATATCCAATTTTAGAATGCTTTCACCACAACGTATGGAATCCTCAAAACTACCAAAGCTATAGAGATATTCCAATATTTAAATACGAACCTGAATTAATAGATCAAGAATTACATTATTCGTATACTCTAGATGATGAACAATATTCTATTATTGTTTTATATTTTCAAGACAATACACACGAAGAATTGTACATGTCGAATCTAAACTTAAATTCACATAAGCTATTTTTATCTGAATACAAAACCATACACAAAAATCAAATACAGACTATTGAGTATTTACAACGTAAACAAAAAGAAAACCCAATTATTGGCATACAAACAAGTCATAATGCCATTATTCATACATCTTCACACCAGATATTTCTAAGTAAAGACAACATGTTAAAAGTTAATCCTAAATCGCATATTTTTGCAAACATTTTGTATAATTTATTGAACCCAATAAATGAAAAACTACATATAATCAAGTTTTCCAAAACATATTACATAAAAGATTTACAAGTAAAAAAAAATAAATTAACACGACAAAAATACGAAATAAATTCAATGCCAAAAAATTTCATTCAATACAACCATTCTAATATGAAACAATTATCTTCATTATGGACCAAAACATCAACAAGATATTATCCATACCCAAATTTTAAAATAGATAACAAATTCGTATAAAACCTGTGTGTTTTATCATAATAATTTATAAATAGTAGGGTATACTTCTTTGAATATTTCTTTTATTTTCAAAGCAATTTCTTGGTGTTCTTTTTGTGTACTTTCATGTGTTCGAGACTGTAAATAATGAATCCACGATCGACAATTCCCAGTCATATATAGTTTTGTAGGACTAGATAAGGGAAGAACAAAACGAGCACATTCTTTAGCTATACCATAATCAATCATTTCATTGTACAATTCAAAACTATTATTAAAATATGTCTGAATTTTATCCTGGAAGTACTGCTTTTTGACTGTATCTATATCATCTATAGAATTTTGTCTATTTTGAAAATCTTGTCTACGAAGATCGGGTATCACCATATTTCCTAAATCGTTAACATTTGCGTATCTTTGAGAAAATTGTTGAAATGTAAAACTACGGTGACGTAACAATTGATTTGCAATTGATATAGTAGTATTAATTTCAATTGTCATATATGCGGTTTCGAATACACTTACATGACCATTGCGTAGACAATATTTTAGTAATCGTGCTATGTTTTTATTTTCTTGATTCTGTACGTTAGACACTCTGGCAGTATATGTCATTATTTCTTCTCCATTTGGAGTAGCTGTTATTAATTTTACAGACATATATCAGGTTCTCATAAATATGTTTTTATATTATTATATTATTCAATAAATGTTTAACAATATAATATATTACAGTTCAGTATATAAATTTTTATTACTGCTATACCCACATACATTATCTGAACAATTAGTCAAAGATTTCAATCGTTCACCTGCTTCTACAATTGCCATATTATTAGAAAGCATGTTTGAAAAGGATTCTCTTGTGTAATTTTCAATTTCTAAATTTTGTTGTTGATTCTCACGATAAAACATTTGTTCTTCAGGATTTTTGTGAATTACATATTGCTTTTTACGCAAACTTGAATTTGTGCATATAGTTTCTATATTTCCATTTGCGTCAAATTGAACCGGTGAGCAGGTGTACATATATGAATTTTCTGTTTCATTTACAAGATCACAATAATTTTTCCGGCAACTATGACTTTGATTTAATAGATATTGTACGTCTATAAATGAACATTTTTTTATTTCATTTTCGTTCAAAGTTGGCACTGTTTTACATGAGTTTGATAAAGGTATGTGATATCCTTGACGTTCAATTAATTTTTGATAGTCGTTTACTTTTTGGTTTCTGTTTTCGTTTTTCTCTCGCAACACAATTTTTTTACTTCCGCATTTGTTACAGACATTCAATATTTCGTTTGTATTATCCAGACGAATTGGATAACACAATAGTGTTTTTGTATTGTGTTGGTCAGAATTAATACCTATAATATTACAATATTTATTTTTATTTTTGTCGTTTTCAATATACTCAGGTGAAGTATACGCACATTGATTACAATGATATGTTTGCTCGTTTGTATGCTTTGTGATTGTGTGTTGAAAAGCATTGACGTTTGATTTTTGTGGTATATTTACATTTTTACTGCCTTTATTCCAAATAAATTGGTGCCATAATAATTGTTTTAGAGAATCATATTTTTCTTTTAAATCATTAATTTGTGATTGTAATTTTTGGTGCGATACAACATTACTCATTTATTTATATGTTATATAATAATTAAAATCTATAATATAATATAATATAATGAAATTACAATTGTATGTATTAATATTTGTAATAGTTGCATTACTTGCGAAAATATGTTTTGACTGTTATTCATTCAAGGAAGGTATGACAGGAACAGATTATTCGAATACGTTAAACAACGCAGGAAAATCATTTTATAATACATGGTATAATCAGTTTTGGTCGGGTGGACGCAATCCATATACCCTAGACAAATTAAACAAATGGGATATGAATGAAATGAAAAAATATTTTAACAACGACGCAGCAAAACCAGGTGAAATAGTACGTGTATTAGTTTTTAATATGAGAAAATCAGACGTTAATTTAGTTGATATGAATAGTAAAATTAGCACATACCTTTCGGATATCAAAAATAAATTCAAGAATGATTTAAAATCAGCATTAGTTGAATTTGAAAAAGCACGTGAAATATTACCTACAATGATCGAATCTCACCAAAAAATTTTGTCGGACGTCATAAAACATTTACAATCTATGATATCAGATTTAGACAAAATCGAAAAAACTGTCGACCAGTATAGAACTTATATGTATGACGAACGCGAAAAAATTGACCCTATATACGGAGCATATGAAGTTGTTATTGCAATTGATAAAAATATGGAATATACTTTAAATAGTGTAATTACAAAAAACAGCTTAGAACTTGCTACAAGTACACAAAAACCTGGAAGTTTAGTCAGAATAGCAGAACAGGCAGCGAATCAAAACTTATCTGAAGCAAATTTTAATAAAATTATGGATTTCATTGAAAAAATTATGACTATTCGGTCAAAATTTGATAGTATAAAACCAAATCCAAGTACATATACAAAAAATAGACTAGCTAATTTTAGAAGCAATCTAGATAAAGGCATTCAAAAATATATAGATATTGTTTTTGATAAGGATCCCATATATGGTGCGTATTTGTTATGTGCGCAAAGTATCGCGATGAAGAATAGTATTCAAAACACAAATACACAAATACCGGGTATTTCATTTACAAATAATGTAATGAAAACTACATTTAGTGAAAGTTTAAATGGTAGTTTTATCCGTAAAGCAGAATATGGATCTAGGACTACATTAGTTGAATCAACATTCAATGATGTGAAGCAGTATTTGGAAAGAGCAATATCTTTTAAACGTGAAATAATTGATAAAGATTTGGTGAAACCTCAAGACAATAATCAATTAAAGTATTGGAATAAATTAAAAAGTGGTATTGAGAAAACTATTCAAGTATATACAGATATTATGAAAAATCAAGATCCAATTTATGGTAGATATACAATTATAAAATTATGGTATAGTGGAAGTACCAAATTATTAAAAGATGACGCGATGAAAACAATATTCAGTATGACGTATAATGGTAGCGCATTGAAAACTGCTAAATTTTCAAATTTAGTACAAGACTGGAAACAGTATTATGCTAAAAGTGTCGTAATTCAAACGTTATTGAATTCAACAAATCCTGTGGATGGTAATACACAACGTTTGTTAAACGAATTAAAAACTGAGGTAGACCAAAGTATAGTGAGTGCGAAAAAAATAATTGAATCAGATAAACAAAATACTAAAGAAGTTACAGATAAGAGTACAACAGAAGCAAATACAGCTGAAACAAATACGCCTGAAACAAATGCACCTGAAACAAGTACTTCGGAAGCAAGTACACCAGAAACAACTGTAATGGATAATCAACAACGTTACAATTCGATTTTAGATAAAATCAATATTCTACAAACAAGCTATGAAACTCATGTGAAAGATAGCGACACAAAATTGAATGATTTGATAAATAACAATAATACCATGTTCCAAGATCATGCTGCTAAATTAGATGATATACAAAAACACAATATAGATACAATGGAAAAAGCCGAACAAGTAGCGCGTGAAGCTGCTTCAAAAGCAATTGAAGAACAAACAAAAACCATACATAATAATACACAAGAACAAAAAGAAGAAACGCATAATCTTCCTGTAGAAGTTTCTAATATACACGAGTCAAATAAACACGCATATAATAGTTCTTGTCCAACAGTAGAAGTAAGTAGTGATTGTGAAAAATGTAAACCAGTTGATGAAGAATATGTCCGAAACGATAAATGCAGAAATATGTACTGTAATTTAATTGATTCTAAGGATACAGACGCTTACATGTATTCATGTAGTCCAGTAATGTTAGATGCCGCAAATAAAATAAAAGCTGTTTGTGACAGCTGCCCTGATAAAAAATTGTTGTCTGTACCCAAAACGGACCAACAAAAAATGTTTGACCACGCACAAAGTGAACGAAACCATATGATTGATTACGGTTGGAAAGAAAAAGGACATTACGATATGTATGATATAAAAAAAGCTCCTTCATACGGAACTGGTTTATTTCAAGATATAAACTTACAAAACAATAGTCCGTTTTATGAAAATCCATTCAAAGCTTCTTATCCTGAAATGCTAGAAAACTAACTTAACTTTTTAAAATTTACTTAAATGCGTATGAATTATATATATAACACTATTAACTGATACCAACATTCATGGGTTATACTATTTGTGATTCCAAATACATTCATGAAGATCATGAATATTTTAAAATGTTCGGATTTGAACTAGACCATTTTCAGAAATACGCAATTAAAGCTTTAGTTGAAGGTAAGCATGTCCTTATTACAGCACATACTGGTTCAGGTAAAACACTTCCAGCTGAATTTTCAATTTCTCATTTTGTCTCTTTAGGAAAAAAAGTAGTATACACTTCACCAATTAAAAGTTTATCCAATCAAAAATATCATGAACTTACAAAAAAATTTCCTGATATTTCATTTGGAATTCTTACAGGAGATATAAAATTTAATCCAGAAGCAGATTGT